GTATACCATTCAGGATGTTTCTTTGCACGTTTAATGAGTTTTTTGCAGACCTTTTTGTCCTCCATGTTACATATATTGACAGTATGTAATATTTATTTTAATAGTGTCCACCTACCTCTTAATGTAATATGATTATTGCTAGTTGTCCGTTAAGAATATCTTTATTCGGTGGGTCTACTGATAATCCATACTTTGTTGCTAAGTATGGATATGGTAGTGTGATTAGTTTCGCATCTAATTTAAAAACATATGTGACTATCAGTCAAGATAAGTTTGGATTTAATAAGAAAGATCATAAGTATGTTATTAATTACTCACGTAGAGAAGAAGTAAATCATATTAGTGAAATTAAAAATGAAGTTGTTCGTGGTGTATTGGAACATTTCGATATGCCTCCAGTGCAAGTCACATTAACAAGTGATGCTTTCTCTCAAGGTAGTGGACTTGCGTCTTCATCATCCTATATCATTAGTTTGATTAAGGCTTGTTCATTGTTTCTGCATAAGAAAATATCTGATACTGATATTTGTAGATTAGCATATGATATTGAAGTTAAGTTCAATCCTTTCTGTGGGTATCAAGATCCTTATGGTTGTGGTATTGGAGGGTTTAAAAGGATTGAGTTCTTGGATACAGGTAGTGTTAAGCATGAGTTTCTTTCTACTGATGTATTTGATGGCATTGATATTAAGTTGGTATTTACTGGAGTTACAAGAAACTCAAAAGAAGTTCTCAGAGATGTCAGTATGAATCTAGAGAAAGTAAAACCATTACTTCCTATTGTTAGTACAGCATATGATTATCTAAAGCAAGGTAATGGTAAAAAGTTTTTAAAAGAACTCAATCATACCTGGGAAGAAAAGAAAAAGACAAGTAATATTATCACAGAGAATGAAATGATTCGTAAAATAGACAAAGAGTTATCAGATAATAGTAGTGTGATATCACATAAACTATGTGGAGCTGGTAATGGTGGATTCTTTTTGACGTTTTCTAAACATAACAAGTTGACTATTCCGTATGATACTGTTAAAATAAAAGTGAATTATGAAGGTGTACGAGGTGAATCCGTTTAAACCTTACATTGAAACACTAGAGTCCGCACATATGGAGGATGAGTTTCAAAAATATCAAGATCAATTTAACAGTCACGACAGGATTATTATTCTCGGTAATGGGGGTAGTAATTCTGTCGCTTCTCATATATCGCAAGATTATATGAAGTTTCATAAGAAGAAGGTGTCTGTATTTTCAGATCCTTCAATGCTTACGATGCTTGCGAATGATTTTGGATATGAAAAATCTTATACAAAGTTTTTAGAATACCATGTTGAAGAGGGTACTCTTGTTGTTTTAATGAGTTCAAGTGGTGAGTCTCTTAATATGTTAAACTGTCAAAGATACTGTGAAGAAAATGGTATCTCTCATGGTATACTGACTGGATTCAGTCCACATAATACTATGAGAAGAAACGCACACGTAGCATCAAAGTATTCTAAATGGGATTACCATGTTGATAGTGATTCTTATGGTGTGATTGAATGCGTTCATCAAATCTTTCTTCATGGTGTGGTATGAAATATTGCTTTGATTTGGACGGTACAATCTGTAACACTCCCTGCAATCCTGATGGACATGGACAAAGATACTGGGACTCTACACCTATTCCTTTTATGGTAGAGACGGTCAATCGTCTTTATGATGAAGGGAATCATATTATTATCATGACTGCTAGGGGCAGAGGGTCAGGCAAAGATTGGACAACACTCACCAAAGAAATGCTTGCTGACTGGGGTGTTAAATATAATGAGTTGGAACCAATGTTCCACAAACCCACAGCAGATATCTTCATTGATGATAAAGGCATTGATGTAGAAGAATGGAAGAAGCGACAACCACTGAAGAAAGGTATTGTTGCTGGGGCATTTGACATTATCCATCCTGGATATGTAAGAATGTTTCGGCAATCTAAAGAGCATTGTAATCATCTTACGATTGCTCTTCATGAAGACCCTGCTTTAGCACGTCCTCATAAACTCAAACCAGTTCAATCACTTGAAGATCGGAAAGAGATTCTAAGGTCCATCAAATATATTGATGATATTGTTGTTTATCAATCTGAAGATACATTTATTAGTTACCTAGAAAGTGGTGACTATGATGTTCGTTTCTTAGGCGACGATTATTCTGATGGTTCTTATAGTGGAAAAGGTGTAGGTATCCCTATTGTTTGGATTACTAGAGGACATGGATATTCAACGACCAAGTTGAAAGTTAACATTGCAGAATCAGTCATCAGGAGTAATAGATTATGAAAGCATTAGTGACTGGAGGATCAGGATTTATTGGTTCTCACATTGTTGATGAACTTATTAGAATTGGATTTACTGTTACTGTAATTGATAATCAAAGTGCAGATGCCGAACAGTTTTATTTTAATGATAAGGCAACCTATGTAAATCAAGATGTAAGTAATTATCAGACAACTCGTGTATTCTATGCTGATATTGATTATGTCTTCCATCTTGCCGCAGAATCTCGTATAGGACCTGCTATCGCTAACCCTATCGCAGCAGTCCAGAAGAATGTATTAGGCACCTGTACGGTGCTTCAGTGCGCCAGAGAAGCAGGTGTAAAAAGAGTTATATACTCTTCAACATCTTCTGGTTATGGTAACAATGACTATCCCAATGTGGAAACACAACCTGATGATAGTCTGAATCCATACTCAGTAACTAAAGTTGCTGGAGAAAAACTATGTAAGATGTATACTGACCTGTTTGATTTGCCTACGGTAGTATTTCGGTACTTCAATGTCTATGGGCATAGAGCACCACGCAAAGGACAGTATGCTCCTGTGATTGGTATCTTCTGTCGTCAAAGAGATGCTGAAGAACCACTTACAATCGTTGGTGATGGGGAACAATGTAGAGACTTTGTTCATGTATCTGATGTAGTTAATGCTAATCTATTAGCAGCAATAAAAGAGGTAGATGACGATGCCTTTGGTATGGTATATAATATAGGTTCAGGTCAAAACTATTCAGTAAATCAAATTGCTGATTGGATTTCTGATAATCAAACTAATATTCCTCCACGCATCGGTGAAGTAAGAATCAGTCTTGCTAATATTGATCGGATGAGAAGCACGTTTGGTTGGGAACCTAAAGTTGAACTAGAGAACTGGGTTAAAGAAAATGTTTAGATCTATTCATATATGGTTATACGGAATAGTTGCCGAACTAGAATATAGTCTATATCCTTGGAAGTCCTCTACTCCTCCTACATGGGCTGTAGAAAGATGGAATCTCAATGGCGAAACTAATACTGATGGAGAACTAGAGGAATCTGTTCTAAATTATGATTGGTTGAAGTCTCATGATGATAAAATCAACCGACTACAAAATGAAATGATCTATGTCATAGATGTAATAAACAACAACAACCTTAGCAAAAAATGATTGGATTTGATTACTTAGGAAAAATGGGACAGTTGGGAAACCAAATGTTTCAGTATGCTTCACTAAAAGGCATTGCAAATAACAATGGTCATGAATATTGTGTACCTAATCATAATGAACTGATTGTTGATGTCTTAGGCAATCGTTTGAGGATTGAACTGTTTGAACCTTTCACTATGAATGGGTGTAATAATAACTCAGTTATAGGAAATGGATATGTGCAAGAGGAGGGATTTACTTTTAATGAAAATATTTTTAACTCTTGTCCAGATAACATAAGTCTTGTTGGATATTTTCAATCAGAAAAATACTTCAAACATATTGAGGAAGAAGTTCGTAAAGATTTCTCATTTATCGATGATATCAAAACTCCATGCGAGGAGATGATTCAATCTGTTTCTAATCCAATCGCATTACATATTAGACGTGGTGACTTCTTGAGGAACTCAGGCAATCATTACAATCTATATCTTGATTACTATGCTAGGGCATTGAGTTTATTTGACATTCGCAGAAATGTTGCTATATTTACAGATGATCCTGAGTGGTGTAAACAACAGGATATTTTTGACCATGATAGGTTCTTGATTGCTACAGGCAACACAAGTTATGTTGACCTTTGTTTGATGTCATTGTGTTCTGACTTCATTATTGCTAACAGTACCTACAGTTGGTGGGGAGCATGGTTAGCAAATAGAGGTAGAGTCATTGCACCGTCTAAATGGTTCGGTCCAAATAACAAACACTTAGATACCAAAGACTTATATCCTAAACAGTGGGAGATTATCGATGCTTAGAGACAAAAACAAAGCCGCATACAAACTCAAAGGTATCGGTCCAATCTATTGTATCAATCTTGATGGGCAACCTGAGAGATGGAACTATATGGAAGAGCAATTTAAGTATTGGGAAATAGAGAACTATACTCGTATCTCTGCTTATGATGGTAGAGAAGATGACCTGAGTGAGATTCTAAAGGGTAGATACCCTGAGATGGTAACCAGTGGAGAGATTGGATGTGTTACATCACACCTCAAAGCAATCAAGCATTTCTATGAGGAGACCGATGCTCCTTATGCTGTGATGATGGAGGATGATTGCAATCTGGACTTGGTGAAGTGCTGGAACTTTACATGGAAGGACTTTTACTGTAGAATACCTTATGACTGGGACGTTTGTCAGATTGCTATCATTGCGACTGGTGACGTGCATATCAAGATTCACAAGAGATTCGTAAACGAATTCTCTACTGCGTGTTACTTGATTACCAGACACCATGCTAAGAAGATACTTGACTTGCATGTTCGGGGAGATCGGTATAAACTGGATAACGGGGTACGTCCTCGACCAGTGGCTGACGATCTGATCTACAACTCAGGCAACACTTATGCTTTACCTCTTCTACTTTATAAGTTAGAATTGGGATCATCAATTCACCCTGAACACATCGACGTTTTCCACAGAGGAAACTTTGAAGCACAATCCAATTTTTGGAATAATGCAGGTGCTCAGATTGAGATTGATGAGTTGATGGACTACAACCCATATCTGGGTAGAGTCACTGAAACGTCGGGGCAGGACGGTAAACCGCCAACTACTTGACGAGTCTTGGAAACTCTGATAGTATAAATACTTAACCTTTTGTCTTTCAGTAATTAAAGTAACAAAAGGTAATACTTAACACGGGACAGTCGAGTCCCTATTCATCTGCGGGTATCCATTCCGCAAGTAACTAAGGTAAAACAAATGTTTAAATCTGTATTCGCAGCAGCTGCTGCTCTGTCCATGTCCGCTGGCGCTGCCCTTGCAGGTCCCTACGTCAACGTAGAAACCAATGCTGGTTGGGTAGGCGATGACTACACCGCTGCAACGACGGATCTTCACGTTGGATTTGAAGGAGAAGCAGGTGCTGCTTCTTACTATGTCCAGGCTGGCCCAGCAATCGTTGCTGTTGACGGCGAAGAAACTGACACCCAGTTCTCTGGTAAGGCAGGAGTTGGCGTCCCTGTCACCGATGCTCTTGGAGTATATGGTGAGATGTCCTTCCTGACTGCTGACAATGATGACGACTTCGGTGTTGGTGGCAAATTGGGTCTGAAGTACAACTTCTGATATTCAATATAGACACATAAACATCTAGATGTTATACTGGGGGTGCGACGGCATCCCCTTTTTTTATGAAAAAATATTTTATAACTTTCATAACGAATCCAGGAACGCTGACCTCCCTCCTGTTGCTGGGAACGATAGCACTGATAGGGACACTGCATAACCATGCTCACTTTACAATGAGTAAGGATGCAGATGCCTATGTGAGACAGTGGTGTAGATCATCAGCAGAAAACAAAAAGACCTGCATCAGTTATGGCGGTAACATGGACTATTGACTTGACAGGTCTTTAGATTTCCTATATACTATGTAAAGAAACATAACGGAGTGTAACATGACTGTAACAACTGAAGATGGTGGACGTACAAACATGTACGCTACTGAACCAAGAATGTATATCTCTGAGACAGACGCAGAGCGTTATGGTCTTGAGACATATGCAGAAAAGGCAGAAAAATTGAATGGTCGTACTGCGATGATTGGTTTTGTTGCAGCAGTTGTATCATATGCTACGACTGGTAGTATATTCTTCTTTGGAGCATTTGGATTCTAATGACTGAATCTATTTTTACTATAACTAGTATTGCATTTTTTGTAATACTATCCTATAGTATACAACAACTATCAGAAACTTACTAATGGCATTCAACATCACATTCAAGACTCCAGAAGGAACTGCACAAACTATAGAGTGTCAGGATGATCAATATCTCCTAGATGCTGCAGAAGAGGCTGGAATCGACATGAACTATTCATGTCGTGCTGGTGCTTGTTCTTCCTGTGCTGGAAAGATTGAAGTTGGTACTGTTGACCAATCAGATCAATCTTTCCTTGACGATGATCAGATTGATGCAGGGTTTGTCCTCACATGTGTTGCTTACCCAACATCAGACTGTACAATCTTGACAGAGCAGGAGGAGGCATTATACTAATGTTAGCAGTCCTTGCTATCACGATGCTTGCCTTTATTGGAGCAGCAGTGATGACACAATCTGGAGATGAAAATGTCTAATCCCAACCAACTTTATGAGGATATGGAACGACTCAATGCCCTCTATGAAGAACTATGTTGGGATCATGATGACGAATTAGTGTTTACCCATGATGGTAAACAGATTTTAGTTTACAACAAAACCATACAAGAAAATGATTGAACTTTTGACGCAGACTGATTTTACTTGGGCTGCCAACCATACTATTGCTGAGTTCCTTGCAGGATATGTATTTGCTGCTGCTCTTATTGTTGGAGCACCTGCAATCTATCTCATCATTGCTATGATGTCTGCAATACAAAATACTAAAGGTAGAGTTGTAGGATACAAAGATCACCAAATTTATGGTGAGACCAGTGTGTATGATTTTTCAAAGCGCAAGGTATGACTGGATTACCAAAGTTTTTTGAGCAAACTTCAAATCTTTCATACGATAGACATACCTATAAGGTTTATTCTAAAGCAGGAAAGACTCATACATTTGATGACTACAGAGAAGTATTAGGAGTTTGGTTTCAAGAAAGCGATGTCCTCTCACATGTAGAGGTTCAAGACAAAAACAAAGGATTTAAATAGGAGCAAAACAAATGAACGAAAACGCAGAACGCATTAACGGTTGGGCAGCAATGCTCGGCGTGATTGCAGCAATCGGTGCTTATGCATCTACAGGACAAATCATTCCAGGAATCTGGTGAACACATATGTATGGTTGTTAGTAGGATTTATTATTGCTTATATCATTACAGCACCAACAGATGACGATGATGGTCCACCCGATAAGGGTATGATGAGACCAGTTTTTGAGGGGGTCTAATGACCCTCTTTTTTTCTAAATAGAAGAACTATGCTTCCTTTCAATGCCAGAAGAAGTTAAAAAAGAAGAACCCAAGAAGAAGGGTATTCTAGGTAAAATTAAAGAGGCAGCAGATGACAAGGAAGAACAGCTTGCTATCCTTTCTACTTTTGTTAGGCTTGGTATCCTTGTTTGGAGCGGCGGAATACTCACGCTGGCATACATCAAGTTACCTCCAGCCCTTGGTATTCCTGAACAAAAACTACATCCGACTTTTATAGCCAGCGTCTTCACCGGAGTTTTAGCTACTTTTGATGTCCAGGCAGCAAAGAAAGCAGGAGAATCTAGCAGCGGTGGTGGCGGCATTAGTAAAGCAGA